GCCGTGGTCAAGGTCACCATTGAGCCCAAGTCTCAGGCTGACTTCCTTGCCGCCATCCAGAAGTACGCGACTAGGTCCAAGCAGACCCTGAAGGACGCCACCCTAGAGCAGGCCGCCTTGGCTTGCCGAGATGCCGCTGTATTCACGCCTCCCCTGGCTAAGGGCGGAGGCAGGGGCCTAGATGCCGCAGCTAGGATCGCAGGCGAAAGGGCCATTGACCGAGATGTCGGCAAGGTCGTTACCTCTCTGAATGGCGGGACAAAGAAGACCCAACAGGCCCGGCTCATTAAGCGCCTAGGTTCACTATCCCTTAGCGACAACCCTGCCCTATTCTGGAAAGTGGCGGCTAACGGCTCTAGCATCCTAAATGGTAATCCCTTCCTGGCTAAGATACTCTCCGACCGATACAACGGCTTCGGCACCGTCTGGGGCTTCAAGAAACTGCGCAACTATTTCAACAGGATTGGCACCAAGGTCGCCAACGAGACGGCCAATCAGGCTTACCTGCAAAGCGTTGGCGCCATTCATGCGGTATACAAACCAATCTATAACCGAACAGGCGGGCGTCTTTGGAAGAATGGCCGCAACATGAGCGGCATTGATTGGATGTTCAAGTACGTCGCCGAGAACAAGGGCGACATTGATACCTACGTTGCCCAGCGCCAGCAGACCGTCGGCGCCATCAAGTCCGGCTGGGCTATGGCGCTTCGCTCCTTGCCTAAGCCAATGATTAATGGCGTAGCAAAAGACTTTGGAGTCGACCTGTTAAAGGCTGGTTGGGTCACGCGGCACAATTCAGTACTTGGTCGCAACAACTCTACCTTTACCGACAAATTGGCCGAGGTAACAATCACCAACAGCAAGGGCAACGTCAACGGCATCGCCGATCAGGCTGGTGTCCTTGGCCTTGTCTACGGCAACCGCGTCAAGCAAATGCCCGGACGCATCCGCCACTTGCTCCAGCTCGACATCAACAAGTTTAACAACAAGGGTTAATTACTTGTCCCCGCGGACTCGGACAAACACCGGGTGGCGTAGGGATCCTTTGGGAGTCAACATCTGGAAGCAAACCTCGGCGGTCTGGCCGATGAGCTGAGAGCGGTCGGCGAGCAGGGCGGAGCGGGTGGCGTTATCCATGCCCGTGCCGACGCTGACTAGGCGACGTCCGCAGCGCACGACGATGTGGCCCGCCATCCCAGCACACTTGCCGGTGCCTTCGACCACGTCCACAATCTCGGCGTCAGTAGTGTCGGCGTCCTTGACCTTGAGCCAAGCCCTGGAGCGGATGCCGTGGGCGTAGGGGGCGGTCGTGTCCTTAACCATCGCACCTTCAAAGCCCTCGGAGGTAAAGCGGACAAAGGCTTCCTCTGGGGTGCAGGAGACGCTCGGGATGAGCAGGAGGGAGGTAGGGTAGGACTGGGCAAACAAAGCCTCCAGCGAGGCACGGCGGGTGCTATAATCGCCATCCACGGAGGGAAGGTCGAACAGCCAGACGCGGGCATCGTTGGCAGAGCGGTCAGAGCGTAGGGCACCAACCGAGGTAAAGAACGACTTGCCGGACACGGCCTCGCCATCGAGAGACCAGACGCCGTCCTTGCCAGCCAGAAGGTCGAGCACCTCGTCGGCAAGATGGTCGAGGGATGGCATCGGGTTGCCGTTGCGAGTCTCGAAGCGGACGGTGCGGCTGGACAGGTCCGCAGTGATCAGGACACGCAGGCCGTCGACCTTGGGCTCGCAGACATAGGAAGCGGGCGTCTCGCCAGCATACAGGCGGGCCAGCATGGCGCCATGACGTGCCTTGGAGGCACGCGGCTTGGTGGTTTTAATTACTAGGTGCTTATCAATGCTGGTAAGCATATCGAAGAAAGCAGTGATGGCTGGGTCCTGTTGGCTAATCATTGGTGGAACGACCTAAGTAAGGCACCCCGCTCACCGTCCGTCAAGCCCCTTTCCCTACCAAAGCAGGCAAAGGAAATGGGCACTAAGAGTATCCGTCACATCGTCGAGGCCACCGTCGCGACCTACCTCTCGACCCAGACCGGGCTGACCACCGTCACGTTCCTGACCGGGGACAACGCCGCCACCCAGACCCTGCCCAAGGCCGTGGTCCTCTGCGAAGCCGCCCGGGCACCGTCTGACCTCCCCGAAGGCGAAGGCAACTTCTCCTGTTCCGTCCGCATCACCCTGTTCTCGAACGCCGACGATACGACCCTCGCCGATCACCGCCTCCGCTGCGCCGCCCTCTCTGGCAATATGCGTGACCTGACCTCTATTAAGGCGGCCTTCACGGCCACAGGCGACGCTGCCTGCTATGACGTTACCATGCAGTCCGAAGACGAGGGTATCGATGAGCGCTCCTGGGCGACCTCGTTCACCTTCGACATCCTTACCGTCTTCCCCGCGTAAGGTTACCAAACCGAGCATATTCAAATGGCCGCTATCTCTAACGGAGTCACTTGTCTCTACGGTGTCGCAGGTACCGTCACCAACCTCTTCGTCCAGAGCTACACGCTCTCCTCCTCGTTCAACGCCGAGGCCACGGTGGTCGACGAAGCGGGCCTGACCAAGACCCACCGCCTCGACGATCGTAAGTCCGAGATTACCATCGAAGGTATCTGCAAGACCTCCACGATGCCGGTCCTCGGCGTGGCTCTCAGCTTCACGCTTAACGCCCTTACCGCTTACCCGGCTGGTTCGGCTTCTGTATCGTTTGTCGGCACGGTCACCAAGATTGACGAGAAGGGCTCCAACAAGGGCTTTACTGCGGTCACCGTGACAGCCATCGATTACGAAGGCATCACGCCTGCCTAATTGACTTAGCCCCAAGTGGGCTACACTAGGCGGCATGGACAAACGGTTCCTCGCTGCCTTTATCGACCCCGCTCCCTTTCGGCTGCTGGGTCGTTCCCTTTACCCCTGGTGCCTCAAGTACCGGGTACGGCTGATGGCCTTCGACTCTCCGCTGGTAACCGGCTCCCGCGGCGTGACTCCTGCCGACCTTATCTTCGCCTGCCAAGTGTGCGCTGAAGAACCTCTGGGCGACATCGGTTGGCGCGATCAGCTGCGGATGCTATCCCTTGCCCGAAAGCCTGCCAAGTTTCAGGCCATGCTCGAAGCCTTTGCCGGCTACATCCTAGTCCAAGACTGGCCTAAATTCTGGGAGCAGACCAAGAAAGCAGGCGGAGGAAGCAAAGGCGTCCCGTGGCCGCTATCGATTGTGGCCAACCTTATCGCATCGGGCATCGACGAGAAGCGCGCATGGGAGATGCCGGAGTGCCAAGCCATCTGGCTGAACTCCGCCCTGGCTATCTCCAAGGGTGCGGACGTGGCGATCATGTCGCCCGAAGAGGAAGCCTTCATGGCCGAGGAAGAAGCCAAGGACGCCGCCGCCGCCGCTTCCAATCCTGCAAAGGAAACACCCTGACGACATGGCCCAAGACCTGACAGTCAACATCAAGACCACCTCCGACGTCCCGCAGGCGATGGACAAGGCCAAGGCCGCCACGGTCGGCTTCGGCAAGCAGGTCGACGACATCGGCAAGAAGTTCAGCATGGCCTTCAAGGACATTGCCTTCGCCTTCGTCGCCCCGCTAGTGCTCCTTAATTCGACAATCTCTTTTATCTCTGGAGCTATCGCCAAGGCAGCTCAAGATGCTAAAGACGCAATGGCATTTGCCGAGAGGGGCGAGTCCAAGTATCTACGACCTGGCACAGTCGCATCGGCCCGAGAACTTTCTGGGCGCAGGCAGGATGTGCTAGATCGAGCCCAAGCCAAACTTGCAGCCGAAACAGTTGCCAGAGAACAGGGCGGAGAAGGCGCTGGATTTTTTAGCATTTCAGAGAATGAAAGGGCTCGATTTCAATACATGAAAGAGTCGACTGGCATGTTTGACTTTGTACGACGAGCCGGGAAAACATTCTTAATGAACGCTAAATTAAGCGATTACGCAAAAGACCCTGAGATACAGGACATTCTCGAGCGTCGTGCTATTGAGCGAACCCCGTATCAGCCTGACCCAGTAGCAGCCAAGGCCAAAGCCAGCGCTGCCGCCAAAGACCTAGCCGACCTCAAGGCTTTCGCAGGCAAAAACAAGCCCGGTGAAATCACTGGTTACGGCAACGTGATCGGCGTTGGCTCAAACATCGCCATTGAGATGGCCCAGATGCAAATCGACGAGCTGAAGCGCCACACCGAACTGCTCCAGATGATCGCAACCAAGGAGTCCGTGGCCGCCGTTGACTTCTCCAAGGGAGACAAGTCCACCGCCGCACCCTCGCGCGCTAAACTCCTAAGCGGAAAATAATTTATGGCACGCATTGACCAGGGCAACGCCCTCACCGCCGCGATGCTCCAGCCTGGCTGGAACGTGGCAACCGACGGATACGGACTCTTTACGGGCCGTTGCGTCTTTAAGATGAACCGCACCGAGGCCATCAGCGGGCTTACCGCCTTTGCCCGCGGAGCCGCGCATCCCATCACAGAGTTTAACTTCATGGCGGTCCACAAGATTGAGGTCGTCTACGATCAGCTTGGTATTGCTACCATCACCGCCGAATACATCGGTATCAAAAACGGAACAGGTGAAGCGGCATTGAATTGGACCAACCCTAACGTCACCGGGTCCATGGGCCTGACCTCGGAGCCCATCACAAGCCACCCGAACTTCTTTGTGGCCGCTTCTGGTTTTTCTCTGGCATCCTCCCCCATTGCCGGACTGCCTTCAGACTTTGGCGGCGCTTACGATGATTCTACGCTTGGCCCTCCTGTTACGTTGCTAAATGTGACGACCGGAAAACCTGTACCAGTGCCTTCCTCGGAAGGGTATCACGGGGCTTGCTTTGAGACTGGTGAAGGCGGTCGCTTCATCGGCTTCGTCGACCCCGATCATCCGCACTACTACGGAAAGACAAGCTACCTCGCCCAGGTTACCTCTTTCTCTGGGGTGCTGTATTTCAAGTCATCCGAAACCACCAAGACCGCCGATTTCCGTGACGCGGTAGGGACGACCTCTGGTAGCAATAACTTCTGCTCGACCGTCAAGGTGCTGCCCGACTACATCGGGACCATGTTCCTTAAAGGCACGCTCGACTGCATGCTCCTTTCGCAGGTCAACTTCGAGGACTACGGCAGCGTCTTCAAGTGCTCATACGAGATCCGCTACAATCCGAACGGCTATCCAGCCGGCGTTTACAAGAACGGCGAATAATATGCAAATCAATCCAGGAGCAGGCTATAACTTCACGTCATCGGCTGCAGGCCACAACCTGAGCATCGAGCAGCCTTGGGCTCCGTGGACTGTCTTGCCTGGTGAATACACGCATCCTTTCAGGCTCATCAACGTAGGCATCAAAATTTCCGCTGGTGTTTCTACGATCACATATCAGGTCGAGTCCGGCACGATTAACAATATCGTCCCGACCCTCGATGATTACATTTCCTCGACAACGGTTTTACTAAACAGAGTGACCGCTGGCGTGGCCAACCCGCCCACAGGTGAACTAGTCTCTACTAATTACGATGCGACCACCAAGACGTCTTATATTGTTTTGCGGACTGGACCTGACGCGTCGACTAACGACTACCCGTCCTCAGATGTGACAAGTGTTCGATACCCTCAAGTGATTGGCGGCAACGACCCGATACCTACCGATACCGATACGCAGGCCTTTGTAATCATAGGCACCATCACCGTCGACAGCACTAGCGCACCGACGACCTTCACGGTCAGCCAGAACATCACCGGCTCGCTGTGGGCCGACCGACTCAAGCTGGGAACGACCACGGCTGTCTACTATTACGCCCGCATCTAATGGGCTACATCATCGGACAGTACTCTCACCCTGGGACCTGGCGGGCTTGCCGATCTTTCCTTTCAAACAATGATGCGACACCAAGTACTAATATATTTGGAATTCACAACGAAGAGGTCGGCGCTGGCCCTGGATACCTTAAAACAATTGAGGGCAACGGTCTTTTAAGGAAAAAACACACATCAGGCGGGCAGGAAATGCTCTTTTATCAAAACACTCCACCAGTGAACGACTTTCTACGACTTGTAGATTTTAACGACCCATACCCAGTCGATTTGGTTGGCAGGAATGTGACGACAAGCACCAGTTCCTTTGCAATCGTTGCTGGTCATTTCGTTGTTGGAGCTGCCGCTGGCACTGGTGGCACTAAGCCGGTCCTCACCGTTGAATGGTTTGAAAATATCACCTGACCCCCCCTCCCCCTTCCAACTCCCGCAACGATAAGACCCGATGAGCTGCACCAACCAAGTTACCGTCTCGCAGGGCAACACTTTCGCCTGCACTTTCACGTGGACGCCCGGGGCGACTGGTCCTGCCAACCTCCTTGCCACGACCATCACCTCGACCCTCGAGGAC